GAGGTGAACGGAATGCCGCGCCCACCGTCTCTCTCACTCCAGTGAGATTTCTCAATTTTAGAAATCCTAATTTTCCGTATTCTAACTTATTGATAATCAAACAGTTATGAAAAACTAAACATATTCAGAAAAATATACACAATTATATATGAGTAACCCAATAAGAGGAAATTGTATAAATTTATTCATAAAAGAAGGTGAGCATTATATCAGGATAGCTCATTCAACAGTCTTCACATTGAGTACCGACATCAAGACGTCAAAGACAATGTCAAAAGACAACTCAGATGTCTTCTATGGTTTGAGAATAGCCAATGTCGGATGGTCGATTAGTGGTGAGAGCCTTGTCATAGATGCAGATACAGACCTTTTTGACAAGATGGTTAGTCAAGAGAAGCTCAAGATTTGTTATGGTATAGTCGCAGAAGGACAGACTACACCGCCGCAAGAAGGCTATATTGGTTATTGCTACATTACAGAGTTGTCTCTTCAAGCAGATACAGGTGACAAAGCAATGTATAAATATTCACTATCAGGTTGTTCACCGCTTGAATATGGAGATGTTGATGACTCAGATGCAGAGACCCCGATTGAGTTCATTAGCAGGACAACACCACAGCTTGAGTTCTCAGAAGCAGGTGGAGTATGTAATGAGGGCGATGACCCAGATTTAGGAACATTGATAAACCCAAACGAACTTACTGTTAGGTTCATAATAACAAAAATAGATTAGTCAAAAGATGAAACTAAGTGATATTTCAACATTAGCATTGTCACCAGGACGATACACTATAGTTGCAGCATATGATGGTGATGATAGTTTTAACCCAGTACAAGCACAATATATATTGACGGTCAATGCAGTTACACGTGCTTTGACAAGAGGCCGTTCAGTGACTGATGACAATGAAGACGGGCAAAAGCCTGAATTGACAAAGAGAGACCCTAGCTTCTATTTCTCACCAAGCACAGTCAGTTTCAATGAAGCAGAGACAGGAAAATACTCATTCGACTATACAGGATATCTAGTAAACGATGATAGAGTTGCATATAGTATTAGCTTGTCAGAGGGCCTTTATTTAGAGACAGATGGTAGTATTAGTTGGTATGATTCAGGTTCATATACAATAACTTTGACAACACTCTCTACAGATGTATTTAATTCAAAAGTTATTACAATGACACTTGATGTAACATCAAAAACAAACCCACAAATCGAATACAATAATAATGATGGTACATTTGTTTTACAAGATGGTGTATTAGTAAAAAAGTATTACAATCTTGAAAAAAGAGATGGTGTGTATAAGTTTGACCTTGTACAACCAAGCAACCCATATTCATTACCATTAGAGTACAAGATAGAAGGAGTTGGAAACTGTTATATTGACGTAGACAATAACAAAGTATATGTTTCAAGAGAAGGAAGATATAAGATTACAGCCACATTTGCAGGTGATGCTACATATCGTCCAAGTGTCACATCATATATATTGAGTTATTATGAGAATGCAGAGAATGAAGCGAATGACAACCAAGGCACATATGTTGTCAAACAAAGCCCAAACCTTTCATTCTCTTCAAACACAATAAATGCAACATTGAATCCGAATGGTACTTATACAGGACAACAGGTCAACAACCCATTTGGAGTTGATGGTATATGGGCAACTTCAAACAACGCGAACATCACAGCAGACGGAACAACAATAACTTTGAATGGTACAGGCAATGTCATAGTATATTATTCTTTCTATGGTGATGATAACTATAGTTCACAATCCGTATCATATGTGTTACACGTCTATGTACAAGAGAATCCAGATGGCAAGCCAGTACCTAATATCTCTTTCGAAAACAATAGCGTCACTGTTACAGAGAATGAGCAACATGAATATCATATACAACAGGTCAATAATCCTGATGCAGTGAACGTTAACTATTATTGTAATGGTGAGCAAATATATGACGGTGTTTTAAAGACAGACTATGTTGGTGCTTTCACAATAGTCGCAGAGACAGAGGAAGATGACACTTTCTATAAGGCATCAGCAACATATACACTCACAATAACAGCCTATGACCAAACAATACCAAGCATATGGTTCCTTACAGATAATGATACAGTCAATGAGACTGCAGACCATACATATCTAATCCAGTTAGCAAACTGTAATGTTGATGTTCCAATAACATATAAGGTTAGTTCAGGTACTTTGAATGACCGTGTTTTGACATATGATGGAATTGGTACAGTAGTCATAACAGCAACAACACAAGATACTTTCTATTATCAGTCTGTTAGTGCAAGCTATGTATTGAATATCTTAGAAGTCAACAAGCTTTCACCTGGTATATATTTCAAATATAAAAAGCAATATGGTAAGGCTTATACAGATTATGTAAACCAATCACAATCAAACACTTATGATATACTACCTTTATATAACCCACATAATGTAGCAGTGAGGTTCTATACAGACAGAGGTACTGTTGATAATGAGACGAATGCAACAAAGCTGTATATGAGTGAAGAAGAAAACAAAACAGGAATCGTCAACATATACGCACAAAGTATAGAAGATGACACATATAAATCAGAGATAGCAACATATAAGTTGAAGATTTCTGAGACTATATCATTAGATATTGACTATAGTGGAGACATTGGTTCATATGGTTATAGCTCAACATTATATATAGATGCAAAGGGAAAACTTAATGCACCAGTAGTCATAGAATTACTTCGTTTCCCAAAGGATCCTAACTTCAATTTTGTGGCTAATGAGTGGTATTTGACACCATTTTCTTCTTTCTATACTGTTAACAACTTGATATATTCAGAAGATGGTAATGAGTCTGTCATATCAGCAAGCATTACATTCAGCCGATATAGTACTCATTATTTGAAGTTCAAGTTCAAGGGAAATGAGAAATTTAATGAGACACCTGAGATAAATGTACAAATAAGCTATAGTAATTCACAAAAGTCGCCTGAAATCTCTTTCCCATCAAACATAGTGATAGTAGAACAAACAGGAGACTATAACTATGTATTACAAGAAGTAGAGAACCCACATAATTTAGATATAGTATATTGGACTTCACTTCATGGAGAAGTTACAGGTAATATATTACATCTTGATGGCTTATACAATTTGGTCATATATGCAAAAAATGTAGAGACAGATGAGTACTATTCAGAAACTATACAATATACTATGAGAATACAGAAGCGTGAGAAACCTTCAAGAGGTTGGCATTTTGCTGCAGGTGATGACACACCAATTCCTGTTCATCAAAACAACAGATATGTTGTTAGAGACATAGTTGATGAGAATGATGATTTAGTTCCAATTGAGCAATTGACAGGACGATTCTCATGTTCATGGACATCAAATTTTGAGTATGATGAAGAGTTAGGTAAATATATAGTCACACTTACTAATGACCCAGCAATACGAAATGCGTTTGAACGTAGTAATGATGGAGTTGTTTCATTTTTAATAAGCTATAGTTTGGATGAGACAGGAACATATAAGAAGGAGACTTTAACTTATACTCAATATGTTAAAGACAAACCACGTGCGAATATATCTTTTAATGAAGATGTAGTAAATTTAAAAGAAGTTGAGGATCAAAAATATAAAATTCAGACACTTAACAATCCTGACAACTATCCTATAGTATGGACTTGTGAGGGTGATGGACATTTTGATGACCCTAATGACCCTAAATATATCCTTCTTAATAGTCGAGGTAATTCAAGGACAAAAATATATGCAAAAGTTATAGAGACAGATTCAGTTAAAGCAACAACAGCAACATATACTTTATATACTCTTGCAGTTACACAATGGGGTCCTGGTTGGGACTGGTCGCTTAAATGGAAAGATGAATATTTACCATATGGCCCTTCAGATGAGAGTCACTGGCTTAATGGCCGCATCGCCCCTAATGATACAGGAGTCTATGATTTGTGGGATATGATGGAATTAATAGGTGGCTGGACATGGGATAATATTGACAAGATAGTTGTTTCAACAAGAGGATGGAAAGTTTCAGAGAAAAGATACCTTATTTCTCCAGAAGTAGAAAACCCATATAATGCTTCGTATGAAGCACGTGGTGTTGATTTCGAAATATGGTCAAAAGAAGATTTTGAACATACTAGTGGTGTCTGGAGACCGACATTAGTTATTAATTACCCACATATGCGCTATTTATTTGAAGACGAGTATACTATTATGAGGTATGAAGCAGAAATGACAGGCGCAGTGAATGAAGAATTTGAGATAGAATTTGGAAGATGGCCTATTGACCCAGACTTTGTATTTAATGCAGATGAGTGGACAGTTTCACCTTATGGTTTTGAGACGATTAAGAATCTTTATACAAAAGAAGTGAATAATTATACAGTTCTATGTGGTACTTTCTCAACTACTAAACTTAATACATATATCATGGGAAGAATTAATTTCAGTGGTAATAACATTTTCTATCCATGTTATATAGCTTATGATATATACGTAGCTAAAGTACAAGAGCCACAAGATACAAGATTAATCCCAAAATTAGATTTTGATAAGTATACGGTCTATAAATCACAAACAGCAAACGACCAATATTTGTTACAAACATTGAAAAAGCCTGATGATTGTGAGATAGACAGATGGGAGGCTGAAGGTGAATATGGAATAATACCAACTATAATAGATGATACATATGTTTATTACCCTATTGGTGATATAAGTGAAGGTGCACATAGAAGTGTTCATCTTACTGTCTATACAAAAGAAAGTGATATATATAAAGCCTATAGTAATGGTTATACCTTATATGTTTACAAATCAAGTAAGTCAAATCCAAATATAAAATTCAAATATTCATCAAAGACAGCAAACAAGAATGACAACTATACATATGAGCTACCACAGCTAGAGAATCCATATAATCTTCCAGTTACATGGACAACTTCTGCAGGTACTATAGAGAATGGTTATTTAGTCTATGATGGAGTTGGTACAATAACTATTACAGTTACATTTGATGGTGATGACACATATGAAGCAACAACAACGTCATGTACATACAAAATAAACAACCAATATGACAAGCAATATCTTACTTATACAACATGCGATAGTGAGATAAATGTTCAAGTTGTATTTGGAGAAGAATATAGTTTTGAGATATTGAGATGGCCTGCTTCTATAGGTTTAGAGTTCAATGCATTAGATTGGAGATATAGTTCAGCAAGCAATACATCATCATTACTTGGTTTAACAGCAGAGAATGACGGAGACTATGTTGTTTTGATGGGAAGATATATATTCAACAAGGCCGGAAGCGCTCATGTTACAGTTCATTTCAATGGAAATGACCATTTTTACAGTCAAAGTCGTATAGCAGAATATACAATTTACTACACAAGAGCAGCAGACTTAGTTAACCCAAACATTAGTTTCACAGAGTCAATTGTTACAATGCCTTATAATGATACACATAAATACCTTATCCAGACACCAACAGGAGCAGCAGGTGTTACATTCAGTGCACCAACAACTTCACTTGGAGCTATAGAGAAGGTTGGAGATGACTATTATGTTGTATATGATGGTGAAGATGGAGCAAATATCACTGTTTCTATCTCAAGCGTACAAGATAGTACTTATTACCAACAAACTATATCATATACATTGAATGTTGAGGCTAAGCCAATTGTAGCCGAAGACACACAAATCAGCTTCGCTAATCAAGAGGTTACAATGAACTATGTATGGCAATCGGGCCAAACAAAGAGATATAAGATACAAGACTTGTATAACCCTTGGGGCTTGAATGTTGAATATACTATATCTGCAGGTAACTTGCGTCAAGAATCTGATGGTTATTATATCTATTATGATACTGTTGGAGACATCACAATCAATGTAGTCGGACAGTCAAACCAATATTACAATGGTTCAACTGCTTCATATACTATGCACATAGTAAGCATTGGTGAGGACTTTGTAATGGAATTTGAACAACCAACAGTTACTATTACTCAAACACCTGAAGGAAGATACCCATTACAACAAGTTAGCCTAAATCCAGAAGTTTCAGACATTAGGGACAATATCGTCTATAGTGCAGCAGGAGCTACAATAGAGGCTTCAGGAGATGATTTCTATATAGTCTATGATGGAATAGGTAACGTAAGAGTAAAAGCCTTATTCGAGACAGATTATCATTATAAGTCAAAAGAGGCTTACTATACTTTGACAATAGAAGAAGATATTGAAATGGTTGACCCTGACATTAGTATTTCAACAAATAATATTAGAATTGAAGACATAACAACACAAGCAAGGTTCAAAGTACCAACAGTTACAAACAACTCTGGTGTTGATTATGCTTGGTATATTGGTAACACTCAACTTGTGGTGGATGAGAATGGTTATTTCAATTATAATGCAACAGGTGATTTTGTTGTAACATTGAAAACAGTTGCGACACGATATTTCAATTCAATAAAACTATATTGTAATTATATAAATGTTGTGGACCCTGACATTAGTATTTCTAATAACATTAAGGTTGAAAACATAACAACACAAACAAGGTTCAAAGTACCAACAGTCATAAACAATTCTGGTGTTGATTATTCTTGGTATATTGGAGATACACAACTTGCGGTAGATGCAAATGGTTATTTCAACTATAATGCAACAGGTGATTTTGTTGTAACATTGAAAACAGTTGCGACACAAAGATATAAGTCTATTAGTTTATATTGTAGCTATACAGACTTTATAAACCCTGATATAAGCATTTCTACTAATTATATTGAGTTTAACATAACAACACAAACAAAGTTCAAAGTACCAACAGTTACAAATAATTCAGGTGTTGAATATGCTTGGTATATTGGTAACACTCAACTTGTAGTAGATGAGAATGGTTATTTCAACTATAATGCATCAGGTGATTTCAATGTAACATTAAAAACAATTGAGACGCAAAGATATAAGTCTATACGTCTTTATTGTAACTATATAGCAATAAACTATTATGAACATTATTTTACAATTGAGTCATTAGAAGATCAAAACTGGTTTGGAATTACAAATTATAATTATCCATATGAATCATCAGGACAACAGATAACAATTGAATATTCAACAGATTTAGAAAATTGGACATCAATTACAACATTGTCAGATAATGAAGGAATTAGATGGTTATTCCAATTAGATGCTGGTGATAAAGTTTACATAAAAGGAAGAAACGAAATATATCGTAATTTCTTCTGGACATCAAAACAATTTAAAATAAGCGGTAATATTATGAGTTTGGTTTATGGTGATGACTTTAGAACTGGTACAAATGCTAATTATAAATTTGAAAGAATGTTCTTTGGAATAAATAACTTAGTTAGTGCAGAAGATTTGGCTTTACCAACAACACCACCTACTAATCGCTGTTATGCTAGTATGTTCTATGGTTGTAGTTCATTAATTAAATCACCAGAATTACCAGCAACAACATTAACAGAATTCTGTTATGAAGATATGTTTGCTTGGTGTAGTTCATTAGTTAAAGCTCCAGAACTTCCTGCAACAACATTAGCAAAGGATTGTTATTATGGAATGTTCCAAGGTTGTACTTCATTAGTTGAAGCACCAGAATTACCAGCAACAATATTAGTATATGGTTGTTATTGGAATATGTTCGATGGTTGTACTTCATTATCATCAGTTAGAATATTAGCAGAAGATATTAGTGCACATGCTTGTTTAAACTATTGGTTACGTAATGTTTCACCAACAGGTACATTTACCAAGAAATCTGGTGTTGAATACCCAACAGGTTCATCAGGTATACCACAAGGATGGACAGTTGTAAATATTTAAAGAGTGGGGAGAATTATTCCCCACTTTTTATTATTATTAATTATACATAAATAAATTTTATACTTAATATGAAAGCAGCAGAAATCTATAGTAATTATGACAAGCGCACACAAGACTACATGCAGAATGTAATTGACTGCATAGAGCAGGACTACAAGCATATACCTTCATCATGGAGAATAACAATAGACCTTATAGCCATGAATTTCAATATGTTGTTAGAAGCAGAGAAAGACATACATAAGCGTGGACTAATCATAAAGAACAAATACACCAGTGTAAAGAACCCAAATATTCAAGTATTCAATTCTGCACAATCACAAATAATGAAATATCTGTCAACATTTGGCCTCACACCATTGTCAAAGACTAAATTGAAGAACTTTGAAGTGGACACAGTAAATATAGACAGCCTTATCAATGACTAAGCTTGATGAATCAAAGAAATATATTCAATACCCATTAGACGTCATTTCAGGCAAGATAGTAGCAGGAAAATACATCAAGCTAGCATGCCAGAGATATATTGATTGGTTTAGTCGTGATGACATATACTTCAATTACGAAGATGTTGACAAGAAGCTGAACTTTGCACATAAGTTGAGGCTTAGAGAAGGCATGCTTTTTGACCCACTACCTTATCAAGCATGGATATTATCATATATTTATGGTTTCTATTATGTTGATGAGCCTGATGTTCGTGTCATAAACAATGTACTTCTTCTCACAGCACGTAAATCAGGAAAATCAGTGTTTGGAGCAGTCATAGCAATCATTGGCGCTATTTGTGACAAAGAGCATTCACCTGAAATCGCATTTATAGCCAACTCAGCAAAGCAGGCAGGAATGTTGTTCAAATATACTTCTGAACTTTGTAAGTCTGTAGACCCAGATAACAAGATATTTGAGCGATTACGTGGTGACATCAGAATCCCACAGGTTGATGGACAAATCAATGTGTTACCAAGTGAGACTTCAAGGCTTGATGGACGTTCAGATAGTGTGTTCATACAGGACGAAGGCCATGAAGCAAAGTCATCAGAGATATGGAATGTACTTAAGACAGGACAAGGTGCAAGAAAGAACCCATTAGCAGTATCAATCTCAACAGCAGGTTTCAATGTTGGTAGTGTATACCCATTATACAACCAATGGGAATATTGTTGTGCAATATTAGAAGGAAAATATGATGATGACACATGGGCTTCATTCATATTCCAATTAGACGAAGGCGATGACTGGAAAGATGAGAATGTCTGGATAAAGGCAAACCCATCATTAGGTACAACAGTCTCTTATCGTTACATGCGTGACCAGATAAAACAGGCAATACACACACCATCTAATGAGGTTTCTATTAAGACAAAGAACCTTAATATGTGGTGTCAGTCTTCTGATGTATGGATCCCTTATGAGAAGATAGATGCAGTATCACAACCTGTTGATTTAGAAGACTTTAGAGATGAGATTGCTTATATGGGCTTAGACTTGTCAGCTGTTAGTGATATGACTTCATTCTCAGTGATGTTCCCACCAAACCCAGATAGAGCAAAATGGCCAGACAAGTTTGTATTCAAGACATTCATATACATACCACAAGAGGCAGTAGAGAAATCATCAAACAGTGAGACTTATACTAATTTCAAAAGACAGAAATACATTCTTGTCACTAGTGGTAATGTTACAGACTATGATGAGATATTAAGGCATCAGTTAGAGGTAAGCAAACAAATTTGCCTTCAAGGTGTGTATTATGATGCATGGAATGCTACACAATATGCTATCAACGCAACAGAGCAAGGACTTCCATTAGAGCCATATTCACAGTCATTAGGTAACTTCAACAAACCTACAAAGTTCATGGAGATGCTAGTACTGTCAGGAAAATGTATCATTGACACAAACCCATGCATAAAATGGTGTTTTGCTAATGTAGAATTGAAATATGACTATAATGATAATTGTAAGCCTGTCAAATCACAAGGAGACAAGAACAAGAAGATAGATGCTATTATCTCAATGCTTGAATCATTAGGTGGATATTTGAATAGCCCTAATTTTGTGCCAGAGGTAGTGGCAATCTAAACATTTCATGTTTATTATTAAATATATATTCATTGATTTACAATGGGAATTTTTTCTAGAAAAAAGACAGAACAAAGAAGCTTAGATACTGGTGTGGGTGGACTTGGACTTAGTAATTTGACACTTAGTGCACAGATTCCATCAATCAGCCTATCAGCAGTTTTTGCAGCTATAGAGATTATATCTAATAGTGTGGCAGAGTTGCCTATAAACGTGAAGACAAGAGAAGATGATAAAACTGGGTTGATAAAAGCACATCCTATTTATGATGCTCTCAACAATAGCCTCATGACTAAATTCATGCTCATCAAGATGCTTGTCACTGATATGCTATTATATGGTAATGGTATAGCTTATATTGATAGAGAGATGGATGGTACGCCTAAGTCAGTCATCTATTGTCCTTATGGCTCATATAACATAATGTATAATGCTAACACACGTCAGCTTAGCTATAAGATAACATCTATACGTAAAGGACAAATTGAGCCAATTGACATTATACATTTAGTCAAGAACTCAAAGAATGGTATTGAAGGTATAGGTGTATTGTACTATGCATCGCATACTTTAGACTTAGCTAAAGCAACAGAGAAAGCAGCACAAGACTATTTCAGCTCTGGTTGTCATGTTGCTGGTATATTGTCAACAAATGCGACACGTTTGACAAAAGAACAAAGAGAGTCTATTAGAGATGCATGGAATCAAGCACATGGAAATAAAGGTACAGGTATGGCTATATTAGAAAATGGTATGCAATACTCACCTGTAGCTGCAAACTCTAAAGAATCACAACTATTAGAGACAAGACTATTCAACTTGAATGACATAGCTAGATTCTTCTCTATCTCACCAGTATTATTAGGTGACTTATCACATTCTTCTTACTCAACAATTGAAGCATCCCTTTTGGAATTTGTAACCCATACACTTTTCCCATATATCACATTGATTGAGAATGAGTTTACAAGAAAACTAATCAAGCCAAGTGAGAAGAATTTGTTCATCGACTTAGATGAGAACTATATCGTTAAATCAGACAAACAATCACAGGCTAATTATTTATCTACACTTGTAAGTCGTGGTATCATGACTGTAAATGAAGCAAGACATCAATTAGGACTTAACCCAATGGAAGGGGGAGATAAACTTTTCGTAGCCTTTAGTGATATTAATCAAAATACTATAAACAACAAAAATACAGAAGACACACAAGATGAATAAACAAAATCTTGAAATTAGAAACAACGGTAGTATGGAAATCCGTGAATTAGAGAACAATTCACGTCATGTAGAAGGTTATGCTGTTGTTTTTGATTCACAATCAGAAGATTTAGGATTCTTTGAAACAATCGAAAGAGGTGCTATAACACAAGAATTAGTTGATAATTCTGACGTTTTTGCTTTAATGAATCATGATGACAATAAAGTATTGGCACGTTCAAAGAATGGTAAAGGCTCTCTTAAGCTTACAGTAGATGACATAGGACTAAAATATGAATTTGATGCAGCAGACACACAAATAGGCAATGACTTACTTGAATATCTTAGACGTGGAGAGATAGTATCATCTTCATTCTGTTTTGCATTAGACTATAATGACCCAGGTGCAGAGACATGGACAAGGAAAAATGGTGCTAATTATCGTACAATACACAAAATCGCATTCTTGCATGATGTTTCGCCTGTTTGGAATCCTGCTTATTCTGCTACATCAGTTGCTCAACGTTCATTAGACAAGATAAAAGAACTAGAAGAAACTGAGAAAAGAGAATTAGATGAACAGAAGAAACAAGAAGAGTTATTCAATTCATTAGATGCTAAGATGAATGAAATTGAAGAATTAGCTAAAATAGATGACTAAACAACCAAAATATTGTTTATTATTAAATATAAAAATATCTGACTATTGACATGAATAGTTTACAATTGAAAGATTCTATTCATCAAATGGTAGAGGAATGTCGTTCAATCGTTGATTTATGTAAGACAGAGAAACGTGAGATGACAGAAGAAGAATCAAAGCATTTTGATGAATTGAAACAAAACATTGAAGCAAGAAAACAAGACCTTGCTAATCTTGAAGCAAAACTTCAAACATATGAAGACAATCTTCCTAACGAAGAGAGAAAACAAGAAAAAAATATAAATAGTAATAGATCTATGAAAAACACTTTAGTTAAAGAGTTACGTAATGCTCTTGACAATGGTATTAAGCAAATCAAGGTTAATGCTGAAACACGTACTATGACAGTACAAGGATATGGTGAAGGTGCATCTGCAGTAGAAGGTGTACATGACCAAGTTATTGAGACTGAAATAAAAGGTATCTTAGAACCACTTTATGCTAATTCAGTTTTAGCTAAATTAGGTGTTAAGTTCTATCCAGGACTTCCACAAGGTGATATACAAATCCCTATCATGGGTAAGTCAAATGTAGGATGGGCAGGTGAAATCGCAGCTGCTAACTCAACTGGTAACGCATTCACAACTAAGAAACTTTCTCCAAAGCGTTTGACTGCTTATATCGACATCTCTAAGCAATTAATCTATCAAGATACAATTGGTGTTGAGGCTGCTATCCGTAGAGACATTGTCAACGCATTGAACGACAAACTTGAAGCTACAATCTTAGGTAATGTTGCAGGTGACAGTGAAAAGCCAGCAGGTATCTTCTATAATGTTACACCAGCAACTTGTGATACATTCGCTAAGATTTGTGCATTAGAAGCTACAATCGAGAATGCAAACTTCACAGGTGAGATGAAATACTTACTTTCTCCATCTGCTAAAGCAGAACTTCGTGCTATGGCTAAGTCAACTAAGTCTACACAATTAGTATTTGAAGGTGGTGAAGTTGATGGTGTTCCTGCTGTTGTTACATCTAATGTAGCTGGTAAGAACTTCGTATATGGTGACTTCTCAAATATCGCAGTAGGTTCTTGGGGTGACATTGAAATCACAATCGACGAATATACACAAGCTGTTAATGGATGTGTACGTCTTGTAATCAACGCTTACTTTGATGAAGTAATCTTACGTCCAGAAGGATTAGCATTTGGTAAGACTAGCGCTTAATTAGTCTTTCATAATAATATAAACTTTTTCATTATGTGGGGTGGGTAATTTCGCCCACCCTTTTTTCAAAAACAAAAACATGAATTTCATAGTATGACATATCTAACATTATCTATGATAAAAAAACAGCTTGTTATAGATGACGACTTTACAGACGATGACGAATACTTAGAAGCTCTTGGAGATACAGCAGAAGAATTAGTAGAACAGCAGATAAACAAATCATTAGCCGAAATATTAGAGGCTCATAACAACACTCTTCCAGCTCCGCTTATTCATGCTATGAAAATGCTAGTTGAATATTTCTACGACAATAGGGGTAGTGCAGAAAATGAGATTCCAAGTGCTTTCTACTGGATGTGCCAGTTATATCGTAATTATGAATAGTAAAAACATTTTACAATTATATGAAAGCAGGAAATCTAAAAGAGAAAATTGAGATATATAAGCCTGTCGCAACAAAGACTGATTTTGGTAATAGTCGCATTAATTATGAGTTACATTATACAACACGTTGCATGGTAAGACATGATTCTGGTAACAAAGAAGAGACTAATGGAGAGATATTCCACTCAAAGAACAAGATGTTCATTGTAAGATATTATGTTCCAGTACAAGAGAACATGAGGATAAAATATGATGGTGACTTCTATTCTATCGACTCCATTATACCAAACAAATATTACCACAATTTAGAAATTTATACAGCACTTGTGAATGACTAATCAAGCAGGAATAAGATGGACAGACTATACATTAGAGACAAGGCTACGAGACATTTTGAAGGATGCAGAAAAGGCAGAAAAGGCTGCATTAAGAGCTGGTGGTCAACTAATCAAAAAGAACATAAGAAAAGAGGTTGGTTCGACTATACCTGGTTCAAAAAAGAATACTTCAGGTACTTTTTCAGACAAGCTAATAGATGCTGTAAGGGTTAGTAAACCGCAAAACGGATATATCAAATATCACATCTTAGGTACTAGAAGCCCAAAATCAGGTACATTCAGGTTACGTTTCTTTGAATCAGCAAAGATGAGATACCAGACAAAGAGAAATGGTATAAAGCTAAAGAAGAAAAAGAAAATAGGAAGTCTAGCCAAGTTCAATGGATTCTTTGCAAGAGGTGTAGCCAACAGTCAATCACAACTACAACCTACAATGCAAGCTGCATTAGAGAAATATATAAAGAAAGCATGGAATGGATAACTCTATATTAGTAGGAAAATATCTCTATTCAATACTTAGTCAGGATGCAGAGGTCACAGCTTTAGTTGACTCAAACAAGATACTTCCTTTGTTAGCAATAGGGCAAGAAGACAATGGTGAGTTTGTTGACATCAAGTTCCCATTCATAACATACACAAGAGAAGACATCACACCAGTCTACACTAAAGACATGCTAACAGACAACATAGTAAAGTTCACAATATTATGTGTAGACAAAGACTATATCAACTCATTGGATGTGGCAAACGCGGTTAGACATGCACTTGAATGCAAGAGATATTCAGATGAGAACATCAAGATATTTTCAATCAAACTAGAATCTATACAAGAAGACTTAATTGAGAATGCATATGTACAAACACTACATTTCTCATTCTCAGTAACATAGAAACAAATAAAAATATCGCATAATATATTATGGCAAATATCATTAAAGGTGATGAGCTTATGCTTTTTAAAGATGGTTCTGCATTAGCTTATGCTACTTCACACACACTTACAATTACAGGTAATACTGTAGATATTAGCTCAAAGGACCACGGCTTCTGGGGTGCATCAGAGATTGGTAACATCACATGGGAAATCCAATCAGAGAACTTATACACAGATGATGACTATAATGCATTGTTCAATGCAATGTTGAATAAGTCTGAGGTCACTGTTGTATTTGGTAAAGCTACTAACTATGATGCTAATGGTCTTAAGCCAGCTGATGCAGAACAAGGTGATACACGTCCAGCTTCTTGGACAGCTCCTACAACTGCAGGTTACAAAGGTAAAGCAATCATCACATCATTGACAACTAACGCAAATACTGGTGAGAATGCTACTTTCTCTGTAACTCTTACAGGTAAGGGTGCTATCATGAACATGGCATCAAGTTCATCAAGTGAAACACCAGCAAACCCACAGTAAAATTTCATATTGAGTATGTTTATAAGGAGGTAGAATAGTCTATCTCCTTTTTTCTATTTTAATCATTGGTTTAAAAACAAAATTTTATTTTAATATATAGAACAAAAATATATAACTACTAATATGAAATTTAACTACAAAGACAAAGAGTATGAATTGAAATACTCATTTAGAGCCTTGATAATCTATGAGAATATCACAAAGAAGAACTTTAACCCAACTTCTATATCTGATATACTTATTTTCTTCTATTCTATATTATGTGCAAGCGGAAAGGGAGATGTCTTTGACTTCAATGACTTCATGGACATAATAGATGAGAAGCCAAGTTTGGTCAAAGAGTTCTCAGAATGGTTGACACAAACACTTACAATGAACACTTCTTTATCACCAATTGACGATGAAGAAGTAAAGAAAGCAGAAAAGGAAGTAAAGGAAGAAAAAAACTAATATTCCATGAAGTATTGAAAGTACTAGTCGTGCAATACAGGCTTGTCACACTACAATACTTCATGGATGAAATGCAAGAATATGAGGTACATGAACTATATAATGTACTTGCTTATTCAAACTCAAACGAATGGGAGATGACAAGATGGTTGTTATATGCCATCATACAAACAAACTCAAAGAAGAAGATAAAGATTGAGGATGTCATCAAGTTCCCATGGGATAGTGGTTATGAATATAACAAGTTAGAGAAAGAAATCTCTAATGAAGATATTGATAGGTTGAGGGCTAAATCAAAAGAAATACTCAAAAATATAGAGCTATAAACATGGCAGTAAATTTATCAGGTAAGTTGAACCTTGACGGTACTGGTTATAATGATTCGATTAAGTCAGCCGTACAGGAGACAGCTAGACTAAAAAGAGAGGTTGATTCAGCCAACAAGACAATGAACTCATTCCAAAAAGGATTGGGTGGAGCAAGTTCATCAATCGCCTCAATGATGAACAGCTTCAAAGTGGGAGATATTGGAGGTTTTGTGGCTGGTGCAAAAGGTGCAGCAACTGCAATAACATCAATGATTCCTGCAGCAGGTGGAGCAACGGCAGCGGTGACTGGCCTTGGTACAGCAATATACACTGCATTAGGACCAATCG